TTACCCCACAAATTGAGCTCTTTTTCTTTAATGGCTTCCGCTATGATCGGCGTGGTCATTCTTGGACCGTTGATAGAGTATTCTGCCTCAACACAAAGCTTTGCCCTTTGGAAGTCGTAGTAACCAAATAGAACAACTGTTAGATCTTTGGTCCCGATGTCCATCGCCACATAATTGTGATAATATCGCCGGTTTTCTGATGCTGAAACACCTCCTGCAAAACTTGACGCTTCGGGTATGATTGCATAGTCACTGTCGACGATGATTTCGTTGAGGTATTCTCTTCGCCAAGAGGTTGACTCTTCTCCTCCAGCTTCTTTGCAGAACTCTCTGATAAGCTCACTTGGATAGCCTCCATCAAAAATAGTATAGTTTGAATAGTAGTCGTCTATTTTTGCCTCGTGAATATACTCGGTGAATTCATGGGCAGGAGACACAGGACTACTAGACGCCATAATAAGCTTAGCGCCCTCAATGGTTAAAAGCTGAGGAATAAGTACCGAATCGACAAGATAAGAAAGGTCATCAATAAACCCAGCTTCGTCCACCACTGCAAGGTCGGCGGCAGTTCCCCTTAAGTCATCAGCATGACCATTGTTAACGCCAGCCACGTGGATCATCGAACCATTGGGGAATATGTAAGCACCTTCTTGGCTGTTCCATCTTGGTCTTAAATCTTTTTTGATCGTTTTAAATACTTCTTTGAAGATTGGATGCACCATCTTTTTAACAGCCTTTTGGGTCTGAGAGGCATAGCGAATCTGAGAGTTTTCTTTCGAATAAGCAACGCAGCAGGATAACACAACTAGTAAATACGTTTTACCCAGCCTTCTTGCACAATGAATGATGTATTTGCGAGACTGGGTATTCTCATAGACGTGATCGAACATGTCCCTTTGAACATCCTTGAGGGTATCATACAAAAACTTGATAAGCTTTTTTCTGACCTCAAGGTTCAAGCATTAACCCTTTACAAATTTTAAAACATTATCACTTTTTTGGTATTTTTCATCGTCAACTATATACGCAACATTATCACAATCATCTTCGGTCCATCCATAAATCATATTCATATAAATATCAGATGTTGGCATCAACTTAACTTCATTATTCTTTAACATATCTAAAATGGATGGAACTTCATCATTTAATATTTTTTGAGCTACCTTTGGAGTTACAAATATTATTTTCATTTCATCCCTTCACAAGTTTTAACACATTAATTTGCTCATGAATCTCGTTTAACTTTTCACTTAGAATTTTGCGCTCTGCTTTTTCAACATCGGTTTGACCAAGGTATTGCTTGCCAAGCCAAATCAAAAGAGCGGTGTTTCCCTTGAGTGCTTCTTGGAACTGAGCACGGCGCAAAGATATGCACCCACCTTGGCGTTTTTGCTCGTAGATGGCGTCAAAACTCATTCCATAGGTTCTTTTACACCATCGTTCGATTGTACTCTCGGAACAATGGAACCAGCCACAAATCTCAATCTTAAGACATTGAATCTGGCATAGCTTCTCGAAGTCTTCTTTTTTAATATCAGTTAGAGGTCTCGCCACTTATAGCCTCCATATCGTCCCAGAGTATTCCGTCTTCACGTAAAGCTTTTTTGTTTGTAAACTTCTGCCAACGGGCAATGATAACATCTATGTAATGAGGATCTAGTTCCATCATGAAGCATTTGCGATTAGTCTTTTCGCAGGCGATGAGTGTTGATCCTGATCCGCCGAAGAGGTCTAAAACCGAATCATTAACATTGCTGCTTATTTTTTGATAGAACTCGCAAATAGCTATTGTTTTTTGTGTCGGATGAACAGATTTTAAGTTGTGTTCGGTTGCCTTTATTTCTATAAGCGCCGGATATGTTTTTGCTTTTCCATCTCCATTGTATCTTGAATCTTTAAGAGTTGTCTCTGAAACATCGAGGTGTCCATGATTAAATGGCTTTCCAGTGGGATTAGAAAAGTAACAAAGCTCATAATTTGATTTGAAATAACCCTCTGGACTAGGTTTATTTTCATGGGTAATTCTTTGAATGAGGATGTTAGTTTGCTTAAAATATTTTTGTATTTCTTCAATACATTCTCTAGAAAATTGAACACCAAAATAAATATAAAAGTGGGATTGCTCTTTTGAATATTTTTTTAACAATGGTATGCAACCATTAAACACATTAAGATCTTGGTCTCCAAGTATTGATCCATTCTTATTTTTTATTGCAACACCATAAGGCGGATCAGTAAACACCATGTCAGCCTTCTCACCATTCATTAATCGCTCAACGGTTGCCATGTCTGTGCTATCTCCACAAAGCAAGCGATGGTTCCCAAGAATAAACAAGTCACCAAGCTTTGCCTTTGTTGGCACGTCCTCTGGCACTTCATCAGGATCAGAGTGGCCTTCCACTTCTTCATTCAAATCAAGTTTGAAGTCCTTAATCCCCAGCATATCTAAATCAAAGTCAGGGCCAAGGTCTGCAAGGTCTGTGTTAATGCCTGAGAGGTCTAACTCTGCCCATAGAGCAAGAGCGTTATCTGCTTGTATGTAAGCATACTCGGCCTCATCAGAGTCAAAGTCTTGATACACAACGGGCACAAGTTCCATCCCTATTCTAAGTGCTGCAAGCTTTCGCCCATGACCAGCTACGATGCATCCAGAACGCCTTGAAACTTCGATTGGCTTTCTAAACTTATGATAGGGAAGCATTTGTGCAAAGCGTTCTATTTGTTCTTGGGGATGATGGTTGCGGTTCTTTGAATGGTTCTTAAGCTTCTTTGGATTCACAAGCTCGTCATAGTGACATACAATTTCTATTTCCATCCAAATAACCTCACTCCAATAAGTCTCCAAAAAAGTGGTCTGATAAACCAAGGCTTCTCAAGCTCTGCTCTGATGTGAAAAAGAACGGCCACAGGAATATTCTCTTCGTTTTTGTATAGCTCCACAAGACCAGCATACTCAGGACGTTGAGCTTTGAGGTCCACAATGTCCTGGCCGATGCCAATAAATATCCAGTAATCTAAATCATCGTAGAGTTTTTGAACACTAAACCGCTCTAGTAGTTTCATCGAAGATTCTTTATCCCTTGAGCCATCTTGAGTGCAGTAAGGTCTGACTCGATAGAGTCTAGACGCTCTGAGAGTAGCTCTGTGTTTGTTTTAGGTGGCTTAAAGTAGTCTCTAATTACAGTTAAACAAAGTGTCAGGAGGGCAACGGCAGAACTTCTGAATGGGTCATCGGATGCCATTGCCCTCCCTATACTTAAGTAAAACAAGCAATGAAGAAGGTCTATGGAACCCTCCTCACCAACAAGTTTCAACTTTCTAACTATATTCCAAAAATATCTCGGAGTTTCCAAACGAGTTGATCCTTCATTTGTGGGAAAAGATCCGGTTCAATCTTTGACACAATGGTCTGCTCTTCGAGAACAGAGAGTGGAATCTCATACTCTGTGTAGCTAAACCAACCACCTTCTCGGTGCGGTCTGATGATTCGAACCATTTCGTCTGGTTTAGAGTCGATCTTAGCCCTCACTTGGATTTTTGCCATCCTGCTCTTCTTCCTTTGCCTTTTCCTCTAGCTCTTCAATTTGAGTGCGTAGAGTGGCTATTTGTTGCTTATAGAACTCGACCATTTTGCCAATGAACTCGAACTCCTCGTGATGAAACGTGGCCTTCTGAGTTAGAACTTGGTGAGTCACAGCATAAATATCGTGAATAAGCTTTAGGTCTTCCAGTGTTGGTGCTTTATCTTCGCTCATAAAACCTACTTTTTCTTGGATGTTTTTTTCTTAGATGCTTTTTTCTTAGAACAAGCCATATTTAAACCCTCCCCTTTTCTATGCATTATTAATGTTCATAAATAACAAACTGGCAAGGTTTATTTTTTAGTGGTGATGTTTACCGTCAGACAGCCACTCGTTAGTCTCAGCTTGTGATTCTAAGTAAATCTGGAAAGCTGCAAGGACAGCCTTAGTCTCACAGTCAAAGATCTTGTTATCAAGAATGGCTTGAGCAATGCGGTTTACTTCATCGATCTCATCGTCTGAGAGATCAGAGAGTCGTTGGGTGAAAAAACCGTTTGAGAATTCAAAATCAACATCTGTTAGTTTCATGTTGCAAACTCCTAATGTTTATATAACGATGAGGCTCATGGGGGGCCCATGATTAAATTTGAACAAAAAGAAGAACTAAGCGCCAAGGAATTGTTGATTTTAAAATGT